GCTGGGATACATTGCGCTTAGAGAAAGAGAAAAAAGATTATACTTTCTATGCAATCTTCTCTATTAAGCAGTATATTGCACGGTTCTATGATGGAAATATGAAGGATACATATGATGTGATTGTCAATGATGGTAGTCCATTATATGCTCCTGGAAGTGCTTTTGTCCCATCTTTGGACGATTCTGGATTGTCTCTAGAAATGACGTACGCTCATACCGGCTGGCGCAAACTTAATATTAATGAAACTGTTTCTGATGTTACTGCTGGAGGAGTCGCTACAGACTTGTCTAAGGGCTTGTTGATTAGTGGATATACTAGATTTGCTCCATTATTTAAAGAAGCTAGTGTCTATGATAACGTCTTAGATACTTCTATGTTTGATATTACTGATTCTGGTAGCTCAGTAAGTATCGCTTTAAAAGATGGAGTAAAATTATCTGGTAAAATTACTCTTCCTATTTCAGTTAATGGTAAATCCATTACAGAAGTTACTAGTTATGGATTTAGAACTGGAACAAAAGAGACAGGTGATATAACTCATATCTTCTGGGAAAAGGGCGACCGCAAGATTGAAAAAATTGGTACTTACGCATTTAAAGATATGACCAATCTTGTTTATTTTGAAATGCCTTCTAGTGTTGTTAATGTAGATAGTTACGCATTTAATGGTTGCAGACAATTATTTAATTTCAGCGAGATTACTCAAACTTATTTTGACGATTGGTTCTCTCATTTAACTGATATTGGATCATATGCTTTCATTAACTGCTCTTATGTGCTTCCAGATTTATATTTACCAGGATGCTTAAAGTATCTTGGATCTAGAGCTTTCTCTGGTATAAAGACTATTAAAAATGTTACATTCGGTGGTCTTGGAGATGAATCTAAACTAGTTGCAGATGACACTGGAGATAGCGTATTCTTATTAATAGACCTTGAAAGTATTACTTATTATTCTACTAAGAGTGAATCTGTATGGGATGAAATTCTTGGTAAGTTTAAATATAGTTCTTGCCAGACTATCAATAGATTAACACCGTAAGGAAGGGAGATTAAATAATGAAAAAACAAGTGATTTATAAATATCTTGGTACTAATGGTACCATTGAATCTCCAGTCCATCTTGAGGATATTTATTATGTTCGTTTAATGCGTTTAACCGCAGATACAGGAAATATCCTTACTAATGGTGACAGAACTAGTTATTCTGTCACCATTTCAGAAGATGAAGTAGATCAATGGTCTGAGATTGCTGACCAAGGCCAAGAATGATTATTTAGTTATTGAAAGTTTTTAAATAACTATGAAAGTAAAAAGAGAAGGAGAGATTATTTCTCTTCTTCTCTTTTACAAAATATTAAAGAAAGGACGATTGTGTAGTGATTACAAAGGTAACCAAAGACAATAAAGGTCTTTATAAAGCTTTGTTTGAAAAAGCTGGAGCTGAGTATAGCCAGCTAGGCAATGGTACCGTTGAAATTAATACTATTGACGAGTATTTTGCTTGCTTTAAGTCTTTAGCAGATTTAAATCAAGTTTTCACAGTTCTACCATTGGACGAACCTACTTTAGATATTGATGCTAATACCAGAGCAATTACTATTCCTGCTGACTTTAAAAAGAATGGTATCTCTGTACAGGGCGACCAAGTTGCTGAAATTGTCTATTTCACAATTGATAGATATTTTGATACAACCGATCTTTATGATGATGATGTTAATATTATCATTCAGTGGGAAACTGCTTCTAATGGCAAGACAACTAATAAAGGTGTCTCTCCCGCAATTCTGAAAGATATTAGTATCCGCAAAGATGAAGGAAAGATGCTTTTTGGTTGGGCTATCAACTCTAACATTACAGAGTACGCTGGTACTATTAAGTTCTCTGCTCGTTTCTATCGTACTCAGTTAGGCGATGATAAAAAGCCTAAAATTACTTTTAGTTTAAGCACTTTGACTGCGACCGCAGTTGTTAATCCAGGTCTTAACTATGAATTTGTAAATGGTACTTCTTCTGTTCAAGTCTATGATGATACTGCTCTTGTTAAGAATCGTTTCAAGGATAGTGTAACTCCTGACACTGTAGTTTCTGCTGATGAACCTGAGTTCTTGTATGCTATTCCAAATAGTGAAGATGATTGCTTTAAGCATGAGACTATTAATCTTGGTACTGAGGAAGATCCAGACAATGTTGTTTATCATTATGTTGACTTGATTGATGCCGAGCCTGCTTATTATACATTTAAAGCTCAGGCAGTATCAGAAGCAGGTATTATCACTTATGAGTGGACTCGTACTCCTCTTGGCTCTGCGCAAGCAGATAGCTTAGATGGAACTGTTGAGTATTTCTTGACTACTGATACAGTTTATTCTGGTGAACATCCATACTATTTAAAATCTGTCTCTGATAGTGGAATTGTATCTTATTCTGTTTTTAGTATAAGTTCTGCTCAGGTTGGAACAGAGATTCCTGAAGATAGTGTTGGACTTTTATATGAGCGTTTTAACACTTTAACTGCCACTCAGACTGGCGATTATCGTGTTAAGGCTTTGAATCGTAATGGTATTGCAAGCAAAGAAAAATATAGTGATATTGTACGTATTCCTGGTCCAGAAGCACTGACTGTTGAGTATCCTGAGCATCAGGAAACTACTTATCTTGCTGATAGCGAAGAGGAAGATAAGGAAGGCGTTGGTGTAGCTGTTTTGAGTGCTACCGGTTCTACGCCTCAAGATGGTGATAAGATTACTTATACTTGGTATCATGTCGGTGAAGAGGACGCAGTCCAAACTGCAGAAACCGAGATTGAAATTTCTAACTCACTAAATATTCCTGAAGTCGGTGCAAGCGATCGTGCTCTGTACGATGAGCAGTACAAAGTTTCTGTATATGCATCCCGCAATGGTGATAGCACTGATGTACAGACTTATACTTTCCGCGTGACTGACCCTGCACATCAACCAATTGTTTCTCCTAATGGAACTCAATTTGATTTGATTCCTGGTACTGAATTAACTTTGAGTGCTAAGATTCAAGTTGATGATATTGTCGCTGATGAAATTACTTATACTTGGTATAAGATGGTTGTAAGTCCTGACGCTGGAGAAGATTTAACTATAAACGATCCAACTAACGACTTGAGAATTTCTGAGTTAGACGCTGTTGCAGTATATGATACAGAGACTAAAGCAGTTGATGATATTTCAGTGAGTATTGATGTCGCTGGTACTTATTACTGTGTTGTTACTAACCACGCAAATGGTAGTGTAGCTTCTACTACATCTGAGCGTATCCGCGTAAGCCCAGTTTAATCAAATATAAATTGAGAAAGGAGTAATGTGTTATGTCAGTAACAAATGTAACTTCTTACGAAGATTTATTATTTGATATTTAGAACTATACTGATGAAAGTGGTAAAAAATATCCATAGCTGACGAATTTACTCCCAGCTGATACGCAGATATATAATCTTGATTTGAACACCAGAACTGCGGAAACCCCGCAGTTCTTGAGTGTTCAATTTGATCACAATGCTGAAATTATTTATTTTAAATGCGCACGCTATTTAGATAATATGGATTTGGCTAACACCGTTTGTATTATTGAATATCTTAATGCTGAACATGCAGATGGAAAAAAGATGGTGCGTGACGCAGGTATGTTCTGGGTTCCTTATTACGATATTGGACATTATGATGTTGAAGTTGATGAAAAAGGAAACCAAATTCTGATTCCTACTATGTATATTCCTTGGTCTGTTGGCGGTTTAGCTACCGCATACTCAGGAACTATTACATTCTCAGTCCGATTCTATAAGCTTGATGCAGACGGAAAAACTTATCTTTATAATATGAGCACCAGACCAAAAGATGGAGAAATCTTACATGGTATGGATTTATCAGATGAAGATTTAGAAACTTTTAAAATAGATACAAGTATTGTTACACAAATCTATAATGACTTGTCTAAAATGAGAGATATATCAACCACGTATTGGGTGGAGGTATAATTTAAGGGGAGACTGCGGTCTCCCCTTTTTTCGTTTTTGGGCAAGAATATTTAAATTTACTAGCAAGATATTTATATATAGGTGGAGAGGTAAGATACTTTTCTGTTTACTATAAAGAATTTTATGGGGAAGCTCTTACTATATCCATTCTTAGATATATAAGAGTTTCCCCATTTTTTTGTTATAATTTTTCAGAAAGGAGGACATATATGGCATTATTTAAAATATCCAAAGGTAAAGAATCTAATTTACCTAAGAATACGACAGAAGGTTTCGCGTATTTTACTACAGATGAAGGAAATTTCTTTATTGATATTGAAACTAATTCATTTACTAGTCACGAGAAAGCGGTCGCCGCAGGCGCTAGAATTCAAGTAAATGCTAATAATGCTAATTTTGCAGATGAAGCAGCTATTGCATCATATCTAAAAGGTAGTTATGATGGACAAGATAATATAGAATTTGACTTAGAGTCTATTCTAAATGGAATGGCTTATGGAAAAGGTAATACTGGTGATCATTTAATTACCACTTCAACAGGAGAAACTGCATGGACTAGTTATCTCGTAAAAGGAACTCAAACCGCAGCTACTAATGTTTGGACAGGTAATTTGCCTAATGGAATTACAAGCTATTATGAAGGATTAACTATTGAATATTATCTTCCTTATGCTGGAACATCAACTGCTGCAACTTTAAAATTAGGTAATTTAACAGCTTATCCAGTTAGACGCAGAGGTAATTCTAGTGTAACTACTCATTTCCCTGCTGGTTCAATTATTCGTTTAATGTATACGACCAGTTCATTAATAAATAGTGGTAAAGGTGCTTGGGAAGTAGTCGGTGACAACTATGATGACGGTAATATTGCAGTAAGAATATATCGTTAGACTACTGGATATGATGCTCTTACTTATCCTCTATTAGTCAGTAGAACTCCAATTACTGGTACTATTGGTACAGTTGGTACTAATAACTCTTACAGCAGTGTTTATGCTGTTATGAATAATGACACTACCAAAACACCTGTTTTAAATCCATATACTGGACAAATGAAAGTCCCAGGTGGAATTGAGTCTTTAGTAACTAATGCTGTTGCAGATTAGAATGGTAATGATATTGATACTACTTATTTTGCAGACTGGGGTTTTACTCCTAATGGGACTTCTTGCATTATTATTCCAAAAGATGGAAATGGTAATTCATTAGATGATAAAAAATTATCTTTACCAATTGCTTCTAATACAACAGCTGGGCTTATTACTACTGGAGCTTAGACTCTTACAGGGGCTAAAACGATAGATAGTAGTGGTAGTTTAACAGTTAGTGCGACAAGTGGTTTTACATACAGTGGAATAGAAACTGCAGGAGCTGATTCTTATCGTTGCGTATGGTTCAGTCATAGTAGCAAAGTTGGTACTCCTGTTTATAATACAAACTTTCAATATAATCCATCTACAAAGACTTTAAAAGTTGAAAACGTAGCAGGAAATGCTTCTTCCGCAGATTCGTTAGCTGTGGCAAGAACAATAGCGCTTAGTACTGGTGCTATTGGAACTGCAACCGCTTTTGATGGAAGTCAAAATATTACTATTCCTGTTACAAGCATTAAAGAAGCATATATCACTTGGGGAGGAAAAAGTTTCTCAGGAACTTTTGCTCCATTTGATGCTTGCTTAGAAGGAAATCTTGGTGCTAATAGATTTGCTGGAGTACCTGCTACTAATGTCACAGTAGAATACACCAGAGATGGTGGATCTACATGGACAGATTATGGAGCTACAGATCTGCAAAAAAGAAACTTTTTTACAAATCTTACTAGTGGAACTAATTTTACAATTGGTAAAAACTCTACAGCTGGTGCTGCAACTACTGATTATCAATTGCGAGTGACTTTATCATCCACAAAGATTTATACATATTTAAGTAAAATGATAATGTATGTTTCTACCAACGGATCAAAAGGCTGCACTGTAACTATCGAAGGAATGAAAAATGGTGCTACTGATTGGACTACTATAAAAGATTCTGTTGCAATTAGTGGATGGTCTGGATACAATGTAATTAATGATATTAGTTTTTGTATGAGTTCAAATAGCGCACATACAAGTTTTTATAATTAGATTAGATTTATATTTAAAACCACAAGTGCTGATAGTGGGTCTTACAATGGCTTATGTATATATGGTATTAAGGCATATGGCGGCGTTGGCTGGAGTTCTCCTTCTACACTAGCTTAGACTGGTCTTATTTATTCATACAATGGTGATTTAGATGTTACTTTTCCGAGCAAAGTAACGGCTTCATCTGGCGGATTTGTTGGAAATCTGACCGGTACAGCCACGCACGCGCAAATGGATTAGACTGGTAATGTAATTGATAACATTTACTTCGCAGATTGGACTGCGACTTCTAGTGAAAGTGTTTATAAAATTACTCCAAAAAGTGGAAAAGGTAATTCATTAACTGGAAAAGCATTAACGATACCGAATGCTTCTACTACTGTAGCTGGTCTTATTACCGCAAATGCGTAGACTCTTACAGGGGCTAAAGTTATAGATGCTAAGGGTAGTTTAGAAATTAAAGGCAGCTTCAACTACTCTGGTATTGGGTCTATGACTACTGAAGATACTGAATACCGTCCAGTTTGGTTCAGTTATAGTAGCGGAAAAATTGGTACACCTGTTTACAACACAAAATTTAAGTATAATCCAAAAACGAATGCATTGTCAGCTACACTCTTTGAAGGTAATGCATCTACTGCAGATATGGTAAATCATTCTTTAACCATAGGAGGTCAGGTGTATAATGGTTCAGCTGATGTCACTATTACTGCTGGAGATTTAGGTTTGTCTTCTGCATTACGCTTTATTGGTACTACTACTACTGCATTAGAAGATGGAAATACTTCTGCGGAAGTAGTCATTAGCGGGAAAAAAGTAACTGCACAAGTCGGTGATGTTGTTTTATTATCAAACGAATCAGATACTTATAAAGAATTCGTATGGGTTGGTAGTTGGTGGGAAGAGCTTGGAGACGCAGATAGCTATCATAAGTATGCAGATGATTTAATATCAAGTTTAAAATCAAGTTTAAATTATTCTGATAGTCCAAGCGGTTATGTATCTTCTGTCAGTCAAAAAGATGGTAAAATTGCTGTTAACTATGCAGATTTTATCCAACCTATTATTACTATTACAAATAGTAGCTATACTCCTTCGATAACTGTAGAAACAGATGGAGGAGAAAGCGCATCTAAAACTTTCCCAATAGCTTCAGGAACTATAGCAGGTGTTATTAACTGTAATAATTAGAGTCTTAAAGGAACGAAGACTTTTCTTACTGGAATAAAAACTGCGGGAGCTTAGGTTTATGATAGTAATGCTAATGTTTATTTAGATATTACTGATAATACAATTTCTCCAGTAGGCCCTACAGATAGTGATAATATATCCTTATATTTAAATACTAAAGAGAAAGCTCATGTAGAAATTAGTAATGGACAAATTGTTGCAGATAATACTAGCAAAAGCGTTACAATGTACAGTTAGACAATTGTTGAAACTGAAACAGATTCAGCAAACTCAACCGATGAACAAGCTTCTACTGTTATTAAAGGCGGTCTTACTGTAGAAAAATAGATTAGTGCAAAAACAGTTCGTATTGACAATAATCAAACATCAAAAGGTTGCACGATGAAATTTGATGAAACTTAGAATTGTGTTTCTTTTGTCTTCGATTAAGAGGTGGTTAAATGAGTTTACAAATTTGGCTACCTTTTAATGGCAAAGTTGAAAACCAAGGTTTTTTATCAGGTGCTATTACTAGAGTCGGAGTAACTACTAATTCTCACGATGCGAGTTTTAATGGAAGTTCTGACTATATAAAATTTAGTCCTGGAATACCTTCTACTTCTACTAGTTTTACTTTTAGTGCTTTTGTTTATCATAATACTTCTAGCAACTGGAATACTTTATATTCTCAAAGAACATCAGTTGGTCATGGTCTTACAGTATTTATAAGTTCAAGCAATGTGTTTAGATTTGATGGAGGCTCAAATCAATGGTATCCTAGTTATACGTTGCCACTTCAAACCTGGACGCACATTTGTTTTACTTTTGATGGCAACACTAATACAAAATCATTTTATGTGAATGGAGTATTACATTCTACTTATACTGCTTCTAGTGGAATTATATCTTTAGGAACAACAGGATTTATTGGTGGAGCTTCTTCTAGTGCTGGTACAACTCCAAATAATTATTACTTTAATGGAAAAATGAGAGATTTAAGAATATATGATAATGCTATTTCTGCTAAAGAAGTAAAAGAATTATCTAAAGGATTATTTATTCATTATAAAATGGATAATACTAGCTATTATGATTGTTCTGGATTTGAATATAATGGTATTAATAATGGTAATTTAACTTTATCAACTGATACTGCAAAGTATTCTAATTCTACTTTATATAGTGGGACAGATCAATATGTTCTAATTCCAAATATTTCACCTGAAACATTTAGTGTGGCGTTCTGGTTTAAGCGAACGGCTGATACGGGCACGCGCCAATTCTTATACACAGGATGGTATGGTGTCAGTTGTGAGTTAACCACTGATGGACGACCATTTTTTAGAGTTTATGATGGATCAAAAACATATGATGCTACCAGCTCAGGAGCTATTTTAAAAGCCAATGGATGGACACATTATGTTGGAATTTTTGAAAAAGGTGTAGGTAGTAAAATATATATAAATGGTGAATTAAAAGCTTCTACTGCTATTACAAATCCAATCACTTGGAATCTTACTTATGGCAATAGAATTGGTCGATATGGCGGTAATGCAACTTATTTAAGTGCCCAAATGTCTGATTTTAGAATTTATTCTACTGCACTTTCAGAATCAGATATTAAAGAGTTGTATAATACTTCAGCAGCTATTGACAATATTGGAAATTTATATACAAGAGAAGACGTTGAAGTAGATACAACTACTATAAAAATAAATAAAACTGGTGTTATTAATAACATTTATATTAAAGAAAATGATACGGATAAAAAAACATCATTTTTTAAAGATGGAACTATTATCTGTAATAATTTTATAGAATTTTAAGGAGGATTTTCTATTATGTTAAATATGGGAATGTCTAATTTTAATTTTAATGCAACTAGTGTTGCAACAGAGGACGAAGAGAGTAAGGTAGCAATTGCTACTTTTGGAGCATCTTATTCTGGTGATCAAGTTTATTTTAATTATAATATTATAAATCAAGATTTGTATTTTGTTCATGCTGATGAAACTAATGCAGATTTTGAAGAGTTCAAAAAAAATGTACTTAAATCAATTGGCGAAGTGAAATAACAATAAACAAATAATGAGGAGGGGCGTTTAAATGGCCCAATTAAAAGACCTGTTGGTGTCAGGATATTCAAAACTATTAAACACCCTGACTACACAAAATATATTACCTAACGAAGATAAGAAATATGATATTGGCTCTTCGGATAAAAAATATAAAAATATTTATACTGACCATATGTATGGTACAGCAGAAAATGCTTTATATGATGTAAATGGTAATGAAATTGATTCCTATTATTTACCTCTTTTAGGAGGTACAATGACAGGAACCATTAACTCTTAGAGCATAATTCCAACAGCAGATGATACTTATGACTTTGGTTCTACCACCTCAGATTATGCAAGAATTTATTCAAGATGCATAAATGCTAGACACCTTGATAGTTCTATTCCTTATGCAAAATCCGCAGATGATTATAGTTTATATTTAGGATATGGTAGCGGCAATCCTACTAAAAATATTTATTTTTACTCTTCAGATGGAACAGCTGGATCTGAAGCCGCTTCTAGAACATTACAAGCTGAAATAAATTCTGAAGGATTAAAAGTTTATAATAGTGTAAAACTTGCTCAAGATATTAATGCAATTTATTTTAGATATGCAAATTCTGAATACGCTAGTTTTATGAGTCATTAGACAAGTGGAAATGAAGCTTTAGTTCTTGGACTAGCGAATACTGTTACTAGTTTTATTGTTGCGAATGGTGAAAGCGTATCAAATGCAAGCAGTTCTAGATGGTAGAATATTACTGCTCCTGGATTATAGGTAAAAAATAATTGCGTATCTATTGGAAGTCTTATTAAAGATGGAGTAACCCCAACCTATAAATTACAAGTAGTTGGTTCAACTTACTTAAATGGCAGTGTACTTGTCAGTTCTACTCTAGGTATTGCAGGAAGTAATAGTGGTTATAATTTATATAATGCTGGTACGAGTTATCTAACTAGTCAAGTAATGATGCCAAATGGATTTAAAACAGGGGCTTAGGCATCTTCTGGTAGTGGCTCTGGCGTTGTAACGACCGCAGATGGAGGCATTGAAATTTTTCACACTTCTACGCCTTTTATTGACTTCCATTTTCAAGCAAATACTGGAGATTATACGAGTAGAATAATAGAATCCTCAAAAGGTTACTTGAATACAAGTGGTGCTTTTGGCGTAGGCAGTTCTAATACCAGTTATATGTTTTATGTAAGCGGATCGAGCTATCTTAATGGCAAAGTTCTTGTTGATGGAGCTTGTGGATTAGCGAGTGGAAGTTCTTCTATTTATATAAGATCTGGATCGAGTTCTAGTACTGCAGGCGCCGGAATAGAATTTTATGATACTAATTATCGTAGATTCAGAATAACGGATTATCGAGGAGTACTCTATATTTAGTCTGATATTTATCATCAAAATACAGGTTCTACTAGTGCTTATAAAACACCATCTGAACAATATAGATTAAGTATAAATCCAAATGATGGATGGGTAAATCTAGGAATAACAAATCCTAATTATAATAACTGTATTAATTTTGATGCTTTTGGAAATGAAAGCGTGTTATCCTCAAGTGGAACTACTACTTATACAACTTTAAGTGGAACACAACAAGGTATAATATTGTTTAGAAATATAAAAATCACAAATACTTACGCTACTGCTGGAGATACTACTTCTACAGTTACAAAAAGCATATCTGGTAGCTATTTCCAATTCAGTCAAAAAAGTTATAATTCATCAACTTATGCATTAAGTAGCTATAGTGAGTATTATAAACTTCCTACTGTTACAGCTAATTTAAGTAGTGACAAAATATATTATATTTTTACTTCAAAAAATAAGTCATCTTCTACAGCCAAACGTTATGTAACCACTATGTCTAGTTCAACCGATGATGCTAACTTATATTATAATACAGCTATATATACTCAAAGTTCAGTGTTATACGGGGCGGCTTGGAATGACTATGCAGAATATCGAGCACAAAAAGAGGAAATCTAGCCGGGTTATTGTGTAAAATGTAATGATGATGGAAGATTATATAAAACGTCAGAACGTTTATCCACTTTTGAAGGAATTACATCTGATACTTATGGTTTTGTCATTGGTGAAACTGAAGAAAATAAAACTCCTTTAGCTGTTGCCGGTCGTGTATTAGTTTATACTTATGAGCCAAGAGAAGAGTTCCATGCTGGAGATTGTGTTTGCGCCGGCCCAGATGGTAAGATCTCTAAGATGAGCCGTGAAGAGATTAGAGAATGGCCTGATAGAATTATTGGAATTGTTTCTGAAATTCCTGATTATAAAATTTGGGGTACTGGAAATGTTGAAGTTAATGGTCGTATTTGGATTAAAGTACGATAATTTAGAAAGAAGGTAAAAAAATGTATCAAGATTTAATTGTTCAAATTCTTGAAACTGTTCTTATTCCTCTGTTAATTGCTCTTACAGGATTTTTTGTAAAATGGCTTAATGCTAAATCTACAAGTCTGAAAGAACAAACTAATAATGAAATTTTATAGAAATATATTGATATGTTAGATGCTACAGTTACAGATTGTGTAACTGCAACTACACAAACCTATGTATCTTCATTAAAACAAGAAAATGCTTTTACTAAAGAAGCGCAGCAAGAAGCTTTTAATAAAAGTTATACCGCAATTATGGAAGTTTTGAGTGAAGATGCTAAGGAGTATCTAACTGAAGCTTATGGAGATTTAAGCACTTATATTACAAATCTGATTGAAGCAAAAGTTAATCGTGCTAAAAATGAATCTAACTAAAAAAATAAAGGGTAAAGTCTATTAAAGACTTTACCCTTTATTTTTTTATTAAAAAAAATTAGATTAATAACTTAACTAAAACCGGCCTTAAATTTATAACCAAACGGCATAAAATTTTGGGCTAAGCCTGGAAAATTATGCCAAAAGTAATTTCACGTTATAATGAGAGGAAAAGAAAATTTTTTGTATGAGAAAGGAGAACATACATATGTATCAAAGCTATAATTACTATCCTCAATAGCAACCTGTTCAATCTAGTTATCAAAGAATGACATCTACACTTTTAAAAGGTCGTCCAGTAGCGTCATTAGAAGAAGCTAGAGCAATGACAATAGATTTTGATGGTTCGGTTTTTTATTTCCCAGATTTGGCTAATAAACGAATTTATACTAAACAGATTAATGTAGATGGTACAGCATCTCTTAATATGTATGAGTTAAAAGAAATTCCAATAGATTAGCCAGTTAATGCATCTTCTTTTGTTACAAGAGAAGAATTTGAAAACGCGCTCGCGCAGCTTCAAAGCGCTTTTACACAAGCTACTTAGCAGCCTTCACTCTCACCTGAAGGCTCTACGAAGCAAGCGGTTGCGCAATTCTAATTAAGGAGACTATTTATGAATTTAATGCAAATTATATAGCTTATTCGTGGAGGTCAAAATCCTCAACAGTTAGTTCTTTCTTTACTTAACCAATCATCTAATCCAATCCAACAAAATTTATTATAGCTCGCTCAAAACAATGATACGGCTGGAATTGAACAAGTTGCCCGCAATTTATGCCAACAACGTGGTATAAACTTTGATGAAGCATTTAACTCCTTTAAGCAATAGCTTGGGATTTAAATAAATATTTTTTCAAAGGAGGACATATTATTATGTTCAACAACAGTACAAGTGGATATTCTTTATCCGATATCGCAGCTGCTACTGGAGCAGAAGGCGGCTTTGGTGGTAATGGAGGTGCCTGGTGGATTATCATCTTATTCCTCTTCATGTTCATGGGATGGGGCGGCAATGGTTGGGGTAACAACTCCTCTGCTCTTACTCGTGGAGAACTCGCACAAGATATGAACTTCCAGCAGGTTGAAAATGGTGTTCGTGGTGTTCAGTAGGGTCTGTGCGATGGATTCTATAGTAACAATACCACTTTGTTAACCAACTTTAGTAACTTACAGAGAGACCTTTGCACTGGCTTTAGTTCTGTAGCACAGGGTTTTGATACTGTAAATCAAAATTTAGCTGATAACCGTTACGCCATGCAGTCTTGCTGCTGTGATGTAAAACAAGGGATTTTGGAAAATCGTTATGCAGCTGAACAAGATGCTTGCAAAATTACCAATGCAATTCATCAAGAAGGCGAAACTACTAGAGCATTAATCAATGCTAATGTTGTACAAGATTTGCGCGATCGCCTTGAAGCGAAAAATACTGAACTGTTAGGTGCCAACTTCCAGTTATCTCAATGCTCTCAAAATCAGTATCTTCTCAATCAGCTTAAACCATGCCCAATCCCCTCATATCCGGTTATGAATCCAAACTCTTCATACCCATATGCCATTGCCGCAGTTAATAGTTTAGCTGGCTATGGCAGCTGCAGTTGCGCTTAATTAATTAGTAAAGGAGATTTGTATTTATTATGGAAATTACTGCAAATGCTGTTCAAACAGTAGCAGCTAATCAAGATATCTTATTTACTAATATTCCTATTTCAGGCAATTGTAATACATTATGGAGAGATGGAAGTGGTATTGTTACTTTACGCGGCCTGACGCAACAGTGTCGAGCAAGATATAAAGTAACCTTTGGTGCCAACGTAGCCATCCCTTCTACTGGAACCGCAGGAGCAGCTTCTTTTGCTTTAGCCATTAATGGAGAAGCAGTTTCATCTACTAAAATGATTTCTACTCCTGGGGCAGTAAATGATTATAATAACATCGCAACTACTATTTTTATTGATGTTCCTCGTGGATGCTGCTCTCAAGTCAGTATTAAAAACATCGGCACTCAAAGCACCAATGTTCAAAATGCTAATTTGATTGTTGAACGAGTAGCATAAGGGGGTCTTTATTTTGGAAAAACTTCATTACATGAAAGAAGTATTAGAGCATTACGTAACTAAAGAAATGGAAAATATGGAATGCGTTGATACTGAAGAATTAGGCGAAGCTATTGATATGATTAAAGACCTCGAAGAGGCAATGTATTATCATAGCATTAGAAAAGCAATGGATTATCCTACTGAGCAAGCTATAGTAGCTGAACATTAGGTAAAAACATATAAAGATTTAAAGCATGAAAATGCTGATAAAGCGATTTTAATGCAAGAATTAGAGCATTATATGAACGGTATAATCTCTGAAATAATGGAAATTGCTAGTATAGCAACTCCAGAAGAAAAAACATATTTAATGAAAAAAGTAACTTCTCTGCATACAAAACTATCTGCAGAGTAAAAATAATAGAATAAGGGGAATCTGATTTTCATCAGGTCCCCCTTATTTTTTTAATCATTTGGCCTAATTTCTAATTTCATAGCACTATCATAATATTCTTGAGCTTGTCCATTACCACCAAGCTCGTGATAGATTCTGTAAAACTCAGACAACTAATCATACTAATCTTGATTCATAAAACCCTATTTGATGTAAATTTTACACAACTAAATTAGTCTAAATCTATATGAAGCTAAAATTAATTCAAGGTGTTTCTATTCTGTTGAACTTTCTTCACGTAGGCTTTTCCGCAAAATCTCCAATTCATGTAATATGGGTTCTAATCGATCGTCAATAAGATTTTCAATTTTATGAGTTTCTTGATCGCCCAATAATTTTTTATATTCTTTTATCTGCTTGCACAAATATCTACAAAAAGCTAAAGCACCAGCAGAAATTAATCCAAATATAATTTCAAGAACGTGCTCACTCAAAAAAGACATAATCAATTTCCCCTTTCTTTTTTCTACCCTAATTATTTTAAAGATAAGAGGCTATTGATTATCTTTTTACGACCAATCGTATACCGAATCAATTTGCTTCAACATATGACAACCTATACAAATTGCATCACATTCATCTTGTGTCGGTTTTACACCATAGGTTTCTTGAACAAATTTCTATGCATTACGTTTTTGTTCTGACCTATCTTTTCCCTTAATTCCAAGAGTAGATTTCCAAGAACTGGCAAGAACGGCACTGTTTTTAAGTTTCATTTCAGTTACTAATTCATAAATAACACCAAATACTTCAGCCAACACTTTAAATGTTTTTACATTATTTACTCTATTCTCTTGGAGTTGAATGTCTTCAAATACTACTTCATCAATATCATTTTCTTGAATTAAAGATTGAACTTTATTTCTTATTTTTTGAAGTCTAATACCTATGTCATCATCTTCAAAATTAAATTTCCCGTATGTTTCTAGTTTTCCATCAAAAAAGATAGCGTAACCAGAAGTTTTACTTGCCTAGTCTAAAGCGAGTAAATGACTCATTACTTAGTCCCAGTAGAGCCAAAACCGTCGGCTCCTCTTTCTGTTTCAGATAAAGAATCTACATAATGATAACTCACAGGCAAATAAGGAATAATAGCTAGTTGCGCGATGCGTTCACCGGCTTCAATCTCTCGCTTTTCATCAGAATCATTGTGAAGCGCAACAATAATCTCGCCTCGATAATCTGAATCTACTACCCCAACGCAATTTGCGGGACGCAGACCCTTCTTCGTCGCTAGACCACTGCGCGCAAAAATAGCACCAAAATAATTGTCAGGGATTTCAACTGCAATACCAGTGCCTACTTTAACTGTCTCTCCTGGATAAATGGTATAATCCTTGACAGCTTTTAGATCGGCTCCAGCCGCACACGCAGAACCAATATATGGCTCATAATAAGTATCTCCAACTTTTGTGTACTTAATATCCATTAAAACTCCACCTCATACTTAATTTCGATCTCTGTGCCCGGCTCTTTTTCATCGTTGAATAACTTTTTAGCAGTCACAAGTTGATATTCATCAATAATTTCGCCCTTACTCTTAATCTGCTTAGTCTTATAGCTAAAAGCTGCCAAAGTAAAATGATTATCTGCCTTTAGCTCTTCGTGGAGCTGTTCAACTTCCTCAACAGTATTTACACGATAGGTATCAACAGAATTAACCAAATATTTCATTTTAATTTACCTCAATTCTTATTTGTCTATTTCCATAAAATTTCATATTATATTTCTTTATGTCATTAGCAATATTATCGGCATAATCTTCTTGACCGATTAACCGAATAAAATTAATGTCATTAGCCGCACTTACACCTGCAATAGTTTTTCCTAAATCATCTATTGTTGTTTCTGCAACAGCTTCAATATCAGAAGCATCTTCTGAGGCAATAAAAACTGTTTGTTTAAAATCAAATAGGTCAAATGGACAAATGATAATTTTTTCCATATATTAACCTCCAAATTGCACAAACATTTGTTCACAATTGAACAAGTATGCGCAACAGTTCTCTTCTCCAGAACGCCACCAAATTTCAATTTCGCCAGTATCCATTTTATCAATACTAACTATATCACCAAGAGACTCTTGAATGCAAGTAATTACAGCATCACCCAAGTTAGTGAATTCATTATAAATGTCTGGGCAATCACAAAAGATAGTATAATAAGATACATCTTTACATAAAAGCATAAAGTATAAGCCTTTTAAAGTATTTATTGTGCTTTTTCCCTTTTGGAGCTGTTCAGGGGTAATTAAAGGCAATTGACTAACGATACCTTTGTTTAAATCATACATAGTTACTGAAACTCCACTAGTATTATCAGAACAGGTATCACTCCAATTATCTCCATCAAATATTTTACATTTGTTCATAATACTCGTTCTCCTTTATATTTATATATTTATTATATCATATTTTAGTTTCTTTGTCAAAATAAATTACTCTTTGATTGCGGCTACCTCTCATTGTTAATGATAAATCCTTTTCAGCTTCAATAAACGGGCCATCAATAAGACAATCAATGTTATTTAAAATATTTTGAATATGAGAATTTGGACTTTTTTGGACTTCTTCATATAAATATCCTGTCCAAACATAAATTTTTGTATCTGGTAATTTTTTATGAACTGCCTCAATTACTAGATCGGTTAAAAAAGCATTATCTTCACACAAGGGTTCACCACCAAGAATACATAAAGAACGTTTAATACCATTTGCAGTTAATCCTTTAATAATGGTATCTAATGTTTCAGCAGTAAATTCTTTGCCGCCTTCAAAATCCCAAGTGCTTGAATTAAAGCATCCAGGACAATGATGAGGACATCCTTGAGTATAAAAGGATACTGCTACTCCTGGAGCATTTGCAACATCATTAAGTTTTATTTCTGCATATCGCATATGAAATTCTCTCCGTCTTTAAAGTTTTATTAGGGCTGTAGCTAACAATAGATTAGCTACAGCCCTTTATTTTATTTTATAGGTGAAGAACTCTTTCTTTTATTTCTTGGGTGCGTCCCTGATTCCAGAAGTTCGACCCTATGTATCCACAAGTCCGGCGTGCAACATTCATCTTGTCTTGATTGCGGTTGCCGCATTGCGGACATTCCCAAACTAATTTGTGAGTTTCTTTATCTTCTACAATCTGAATTTCACCACTAAATCCACATTCTTGGCAATAATCAGATTTTGTATTTAATTCTGCGTAAATAATGTGGTCATAAATAAATTTAATAACTTCTAAAACCGCAGGAATATTATTATTCAAATTAGGCACTTCAACATATGTAATAGCCCCACCCGGACTTAATGCTTGGAATTCAGATTCTAATGCAATTTTAGTGAACGCATCAATTGGCTCAGTAACATGAACATGATAAGAATTCGTAATATAATTTTTATCAGTTACGCCAGGGATAATTCCAAATTTTTTCTTTAAACAAGCCGCAAATTTATAAGTGGTACTTTCAATAGGAGTGCCGTACAGTGAATAATCAATATTTTCAGCTTTCTTCCAACGCTGACAATAATCATTCAAAGTCTGCATAATTTCCAAACCAAGCTCTTTACCTTCTGGTTCAGTCAACTTTTTGCCAGTTAGTTTATATACACATTCCCATAAACCAGCATATCCAAGAGATAGAGTAGAATAGCCACCATGAAGCAATTTATCAATAGTCTCACCTTTATTAAGACGAGCTAAAGCTCCATATTGCCAATGAATAGGAGAAATATCAGAAACAGTTCCTTCTAGACGTTTATGTCTCTCTTGGAGTCCAAGATGACACAATTCAAGTCTACTATCCAGCAATACCCAAAAATCATCTATACTATTTACAGAACAAGCAACATCTACAAGATTAATAGTTACAACGCCTTGATTAAATCTGCCATAATATTTTGGTTTACCATTTTCATCCAAATAAGGAGTAAGGAAGCTGCGGCAGCCCATACAAGGATAGCAATGTCCTTCTTCATTTGCATCCTTCTTCAACTGCAGCATAATCTTTTCAGAAATATAATCAGGAACCAATCTTTTAGCAGTACATTGTGCCGCTAGTTCAGTTAAATACCAATATTTGCTATCTTCATGGATATTATCTTCTTCAAGCACATAAATAAGTTTAGGGAACGCAGGAGTAATCCAAACACCCTTTTCATTTTTTACGCCTTGAATACGCTGTTTTAAAACTTCTTCAATAATCATAGCTAAATCAGCTTTAGTCTGAGGATCTTCAACTTCATTTAAATACATAAATACTGTAACAAAAGGAGTTTGACCATTTGAAGTATTTAAAGTATTAATTTGATACTGAATAGTCTGAACGCCTCGTCTAACTTCTTCTTTAACTCTGCGCTCAGTCAATTCTTGTATAAGAGTCTCAGAATAAACAGGATATTCAGAAATATTCTGCTCTTCGATTACATCTTGACGAATCTTTTTACGAGAATCATTTACAAAAGGGGCCAAATGAGAAAGTGTAATAGACTGACCTCCATATTGTCCAGAAGCAACAACAGCCATAATTTGAGTAGCAATATTACACGCAGTAGCAAAACTATGAGGTTTTTCAATCAAAGTTTTATTGATAACTGTGCCATTTTGGAGCATATCTTCCAGATTAACAAGGCAACAATTGTGGATATGTTGGGCATAATAGTCCATATCGTGAAAGTGAATTTCTCCAGCATCGTGAGCTTTAATGACAGCAGAAGGAAGAAGCATTCTATGACTAATATCTTTAGAAACTTCTCCTGCCATATAATCACGCTGCGTAGATGCTACAATAGCGTTTTTATTAGAATTTTCTTCTTTCAATTCATCATTTTGCATTTCAACCAGTTCAAGGATACCATCATAAGTTTTACTGGTTTGGCGCAAAATTTCTTTTTTATAGCGATAACGTATATATGCACGTGCTACATCTTTTCTTTCAGAGCGCATCAGATATTCTTCAATCATATCTTGAATATCTTCTACTCCAATTCTATGGTCTGTTGCTGCGGCATAATTATAAATTTCTTCTGCAATATCATTAGCAGTGTCAGTTTCATAAAGAGTTTGATCGACTTCAATAAAAGCTTTATTAATAGCTAAAACAATTTTATCTTTATTAAAATTGGCAAGGCTGCCATCTCGTTTAATAATTTGAATCATACTATAACCTCCATACAAAATCTTGTGTTTTATTTTAACGATTTCTACTATATATACAATTTTTTAGAAATATCTTAATCTATTTTGTCCTTGGATACCTTAGCTCTCGAGTGAGGACAAAATCTCTTTAACACCAGCTAGGAGGTCATCATAAGTTTCATTTTCGAGTACCTTGTAAGAGAAATTAAGATTTTTAAAATCTATTTCATCAGCGCCATATCGACGGATAATTTCTCCTACATCTGGATTTTCTTCTCGCTTTAACTGTCTTAGTAGACGCGTTTTATCTGCGGCCCGCACATAATAAACATCTACATCGACATTGGAATTATTAAGTAGGTGTCTTATTCCTGTTGGATTAAATACTCCAACATTCACTTGATTTTTAGAAAGAGAATCATAACTAGTTCCATAAGTCCAATTGTTAAATTTAGTAGTTTCTAACATTTCATTACTAATAATCTTATCAAAAAATTGTTCTTGAGTTAAAAAGAAATAATTAACTCCTTCAATTTCTTTTTCTCTTTTGGGTCGAGTAGTACAACTTACAATCTCATGGAAGCTGGGATTGACTTCCATGAGATTATGAAGAAGAGTGTCCTTTCCCGATCCTGCTTTTCCCATTATCGCTATAATTTTATATTTCATCTTCCTCTTCCTCTCCGCCTTGATACCTTTCACTAGTTAAACGTAAATCTGTTCCATCAATTATTTCAGAAATTCGATATAATTGATGTCCACCAGAAGAAGCATATTTTTTAGCAATAAAATTATCTCCAGAGCGAATTCCCATAACAACAATCATATTGCCACGATTAAACCAAGATTTTTCCATTATTTTTTTAGTGCCATCAGGCTGTTTTACAGAAATCTGTTTATCAAATAGAGTAAAATACTCTTTTCTAAATTTTACTTCAACTACACCAGTAGTCGTCAATAAAGTTACTGTACTTTTAGTTTTATTTTTCGCAATGCAAGTGCCGCAAATTTTATATAGCTTGTAAATATTAATTTCTTTTCCAGCTTTAGTAAATGTCTTATCAACTACTGGATCTTCTGGTAGATTAAAGAAATCAACAAAACCATATTTATTCTGATTTACATTAATTAATTCATGGTCGTGATAATAGAAACATAATGCTTCCATTTCCCAAGAAGAAATATTACCACTTGCATATTTATTCCAATCTTCCAAGAAGATTTTATCATTCAGAGAATTTAAAATACCTTCTTTATCAGACGCAATCCAATTTCTGAACACATCCATCCATTTTTGATAACAATTATCCCAAGCTTTAATACTTAAAACAGGTTCTTCCATTTCAGCAATTGTAGATAATCCATCAACAAAATCTAATTCAGTTAAGAAGTTACATGCTCTTTCATCAAGGATATAGTAATCTTTAAACTTTAAATTCTTAGGCTTGCACATAGCTTTCAAATATCTATTAAATTCAAAAACTCTACGAGCCATTATCTGGTCTTCCGTTTCTTCTGGAAGAATGCCATATTTAATTAAACCACTCATATTCTGTAGAGTGATTCTCTTTTTTTTATCACAAGTTTCCCAAATATACCAAGCCATACACATTTTTCTGTCCATCATGCTATCAAAAGCTCCGCCTTTGATAAGAGAAATCATCGCTTGTTTTCCAGGTTTAACTTTGTTCAAATAATCTCTTGGTGAAACATATGGACGATTTTCGATAGTTGCCGCAACGACATCATCACCAACATTCAACAATCCCTTCAGGCCAAAAATAATTCTATTATTAGCCACATCGGGAATAAAACCAAACATTGAGTTGTTAATATCTGCAAGACTTACATTAATGCCAGCTTGACGAATATCACCAATCGCTTTTGCGATTTTACCATAATCTGTACTTGCACCAGCCTCTTCATCAGTTGCTCCACTATTTACAATTAGACAAGCAGTATTCCAATAAATAGGATTAAAATTCATTGCTAAATAAATGGTCTGAATACCAACGAAGCTATAAGGAAGCGAGTGGTTCAGACTAAAGGCGTATCCAAGCTGCGGTGCAACCGCCACTTCCCAAAGATAATCTGCAACAATAGGATTATTTACTTTATCATAAACCTGCTTCTTTAATTCTGGAATTTTTGCCATTTGTTTCTTTGCAACAATCTTGCGGGCCGCATTTGCTTCGCCCAAAGTGAATCCTGCAACATCCATAAGGATTTCCATCATTTGTTCTTGGATAGGACAGCAACCATAATATTTATCACAGTGCTTATGCATCTTTTCAATCATTTCTTCTGGAAGATGATGTTGATGCATCTCTCTATCAAAAACTTCAATACCTTGCTTTTGAATTCGAGCATATCTATCTTGTTGGCTTTCTTTTCCTTTTTCAGACATTAGACGCATCATAGCATTTGCGGCAGTCATTTCTAAAGGATTCTGCGGCTTCAATTTTTTAGCAATCGCTAAACCAACTCCGCCACTAAACTGAAAAACATCCAGTACATCACCAGCAGAAAGATGATCCCAAATGCCTTGAACGCTTGTATCAATCACTTCTGGATGAATGTACTTATTATAAGTATCTCTTAAACTCATGTTTTCAATTACATTGTCTGAATGTAACATTTCAAAACACTTAATAATTTTATCAGAAACTTCTGTTACAAGGAAGTCATATTTAGTATCTCCTGCGGCTTCTGCTTTATGAAGGTCAAAGCATGTGATTAAATCTCCATTGGGTGCTCGCATAAAAGATGCTGTTTCAAATGGATTCTCACCATAAAGAATAACACCAGATGCATGAATGCCACGTTTATTCACCAAACCGCAAATAGATATAATAATATCCAACAGACCAGGATATTCACTTACTTTTTTAATAAAACTTGTTACAGGCTTGCGATCTTTTGCTTCATTACCGTATACAACATCTTCAATAGACCACAAAAATCCTCTTTCTTGTGGAATCATAGAAGACATATATTGAGCTTCATCATTATCAATACCATCAGGATATTCTTCACTTCTATATCCCCGGCAGGCTGTTAGAATCGCAGATTTTGTTCCTTCTGTGCCGAAAGTGGCAACCTGGACCAGGCCGAATTCTCCACGTTCTTTACGGATTGCCTCAAAGATAGCTGGACGCTTTGATGGAGCCAGATCAATATCTATATCAGGCAGCTCAGCGCGTTCTTTATTTAAGAAACGCCAATAAGGTAGATTCCAGCGCAATGGATCAAGCTGTGTGATACCTAATAGATAATTCGACAAGAAGCCTGTTGCAGAACCACGCCCAGGCCCAACAATACTGCCGCATTCCCAAAACAAATCAATGTAATGCTTAAATGTATTAAAATACGCAAACAAACAATCATCTAATTTTTCGCCAATATATTTAATTACATCAGCTTCAGTCTCAAGACGTTGAATATATTCTTGTCTCCCATTAAGCCCTTTATCATCAAGCGCAATTAGACATTCATTAATCCAATATCTCTCTTGAATATTATTACTATCCAAAAGTCCACTAATAATAGGAAATGAATTATACTCCCATGAAATGCGTTTAGGATAATTTTTCACTTCAACTTTTGGAATAATTTGTTTGCGTTCAAGAGAAAAGAATGTAATTTTATCTTTAATCTCTTGTGTATTTTGTAAAATTGTGTCAGCAATTTCTAAGTCACCATTAAAAGCATATCCCAATAAATTCTTAGCTTCTTCATATGACATTAAGTGAGCATATTCATAAAAAGAATCGACTTCTCTTTCTCCACCTTTAGAATTTAGATACGCCTTATGGATCGGTCGATCCTCTGGCCGCAAATAATGAGCGTCTGTACCAGCCACAATTTTAATTCCATATGCTTGCGCTATTCTCCACAATTTTTTATTAGCTTTTACTTGATCATCACTTTTAGCAGGAGCGCATTCAATATAAAAATCATCGCCAAAAGTTATTTGACAGTATTCAATAAAACGAACAATATTATTGTAATAATAGCGAGCATTATCCATATCATTTACTTCTTCAGCTAAAGTCATAGCAAGAGCATTTGTTGATAATTCTCCACCTAAACAAGCTGAAGTTGCAATAACATGACCTTTATATTTTTTCATAACTGCAGACAATTCAGATTTCAAAGTAGGAACTCTTTCCATCCTTCTATCTTCATAAGAATTATACCAAGCAGTTGTACTAAGTTCTTTTAAAGCCATATAACCAATTTCATCTTTGGCAATAAGAATAAAATGGTAATATTTTTGTCCACTAGACCTATCATCAGTTAGATAAATTTCATTTCCAAGAGCAATAGTAAAATCAGGATTAGTTTTTTGTAATTCTTTTGCGTATTGATTAGCTTCCATATGTGCAGATAAACACTCATGGTCTGTAATTGCAATACCGCTCAATCCTAATTCAATTGCCTTATCAATAAGAGCTTTAGGCTGATTTATACAGTCTAATAATCGAATATTTGAATACATTGTATGATTATGACAATTGAAATATTGATTCATCCAACTATATCCTTTCACATTATCTTTTATTATATTATACCATATTTTTTATATAATATCAATTTTGTTTTGTTTCTTCCAATTCTGCATGAACATTAAAAGTTTTATTATAAATATCCATCCATAAAAAATATAAGGATCGATACATCGGTGGTATCCATGGTGTAGATAAACAAATAAAAATTTTATTGGGATTTTTTACTTGTGCATAATTAAAAGAACTTATTAAGCCTTCTGTCATATTATTTATTGTAATATAATCAGGTGGCATTATTGAATTTATATTGCGTACCCAATGATAATGTTTTAAATTTGGAACAAATTGAACCCAATTGCCGCAATTTAAAGGACTTTTTTCTTTGGCGTCAGGAGGATCATAACCAATATCGTGATGATGGTCTATATTTATAATGCAGTATTCCTTGTTTTCGTCCAAGAAATCAATAATAGTATCATGGCTATCAATAAAATAAAATTTATCTACAGTATTATTATCAAGTAGTGTAAATAAAAAATTTGTTAATTCTGCATATAATTCTAAATCTGCATTATAAGATGGATAAGTACATTCTTTAGAAAGTTTATCCCAAGATAATTCAGGGACTCTTGAATTATATGCTTCAATAGAAGGAGCCATTATAATATCAAAGTCTATACTCAGAATTGTCTCCATAATTACCTCACTAAAACCAATTTTTCTTCTGGTCGAGTACAAGCTGTATAAAGCCATCTAGCATGTTCAACCTTATCTCTTGGAAAATTCTCTTCAATTACTAAAACTTTGCCCCATTGACTACCTTGAGCTTTATGACAAGTTATAGCATAACCAAAATCAAATTCTCTGGGAATGACGTCTCCAATACGATTTCTTAACTGTCCTAAACGATATGCCGTGCGCCAATCAACACATTTGTCTCCAATTTCAATCAAATGCTTATCCATACGCACATTCTCAAATATTGAACCACCCTCAGCTTCAAATTCACAATCAATAGATTGAAGAACATGATTGTCTATTTGAACCCAGTGAGGAATTATAATTTCTCCTTCTACTGGATTATGAACAATTCCAGTAGTACCATTTACTAAAGATTCTCCTGTGTCGGCGCAGTCTTCCCAATAATTACGTAGACAAATCATGCGTTCGCCCTCTTGCGGCAGACCGGAAAAACCATACATTTTTCGCACATAATCATTGATAAATTTACGAGTTTGATTTGTTGCAGTTAAAATTTGATCAGCCCAAGTATAACATCCATCAACTAGCTGCGCTTTTGGCATAACAATAACTTCTTTTCCATTCATATAAGGAATATCTTCTTTATTACGAATTTTCATTGTTATTTGAATAATTTCAGACTCAGCAGCTTGTCGCATTACTTCATCTAGAAACACGTGAGGATGATCTAACAAATTATGCATTTCTTCTTTATCAATTTGAGGTAATTGAAATGGGTCACCCAAGAAGATAACATATACTTTGTGTTTTAGTAGCATATCAATCATACTTTTTGGAACCATCGATACTTCGTCTACTACCACAATCGTATAGTCGAGATAAAGTTTAGGCTTACGGAAAAAGCCTCCACCAGGACGAGGGAAACTATCATAAAGAAGTCTATGTAATGTCATAGCTCCTTCATTACCTTTTTTACGTAAGACTTCTGCAGCCTTACCAGTATATGTAGCATATGCTACTTTATGTTTTTCTACATCAAGAGCTTCAATGGCAAACTTTACCAATGTTGACTTACCTGTTCCTGCATATCCAGATATTACAGTATATTTTTCACCAAGTTGATAACGAGAAAGAATTGTTTTTAAACCTTCTTCTTGTTTAGCAGTAAGAACCATTTATCTCGTCTCCTTTTTTAGTCATGTTCACCAATTAAATCATCAAGAATTTGAAAAAATTTTAACATATCTCGTTGAGCCATACGCATAGATTTTTCCATATCTCCATTAAATAGATTATGGGCTTCATATTTAGCTTGTGCTTCTCGCGCAATCTTATATCTTAAACATAGGCTATCATATCCATAACCTTTTATTTTCTTTTCAACTTTTTTTAATTCATCCATAGTTAAAAATTCCTTCTTTTAACTTTTTCTATATATATTATACTACTTTTTATGTAAAAAATCAATTTAAGTCTTTTAGCATATCATTTGTAATAGCTTTTAATCTATCTTCAAGGTCTTTTGTCTGTATTGGGTCATTTATAGCATTTTGCTCAAAAAATTCTAAATCATATTTTTGATTTGGGATTTCGATTGATTCCTCTGTCTCCGGCCGGAGCGCATCCTCAGATTTTTGATTTGCATAGACATATATTTCATTACCAATAGCAGATAACATTATACTTAATGTTTTTGTAAATTTAGCTGCGGTTGCTCCATAAGCACTAAATGTTTCTATTACATCTTGAATAACTTCCATATTGAAATCTTTTACATTATTCAACTCTATTACTGTATTACCATTTTCATCAACTCCGCGCAAAGAACAAATTTTATTCAAAAATTTCTACATATTTCCTCCATAAACAACAATATGGGTTATATGAGAGATCGGAATCTCTCATATAACCACTATATTTTAATTCGTAAAATAGTTGTAAGCTATAGTAGCATTATTCTGTCTAATTGAATAGCTACTAGAGCCACATCTTTCATAACATTTTGCAAATGCTTTTGCAGCATCCTTCTCACTTGTCAAAGCTAAAAAACTATTATAATTAAAACCACTGGCATAAGCGTATCCAAAAGTATCCATTTCATACTTTATTGTACTGGCTAGGAAATCGCATTGACCATTGAGGTCACTTCCCCAAACTTTTGAATACCCCTTACTCCATTGACACATTCCATAATAGCCTCCACTACCAGTCAGCCAATATTGAATGTATAATGTATTACCGCCCACTTCAGCCATAATATTTCCTAAGATTCCTGCACACACATAATCATTGTAGCCAAGGTCTTTCAAATAAAACCAAATAGTAGCGGCTGATGGATATTCTGTATAATACTTATCTCTTTCATTTTTTTCTTGCTGAACAATTTCATTATATTTATTTACATAATCTTTTTTATAAGTGTAAGCTATTTGCCATTCTTTTTGCGCCAACACAATAATTGGATGTTCTTCTTCATATCCTAGTGCTCTAGCTGCTTCAGCTAAATTATGAGCTTCAGTTTTTCTTTGTTCCATTTCCGCAATTAGATTTGATAGTTGCTCTTTATCATTAGTATCAACATATTCGATAGAACTGCTTTCAAGAACAATAGTTTCATTTTCAATAATTTCTAGCGTTTCAGAAGGGATGTAAACTTCCGAAGTCTGTACTGTTATTGCTTCTGCTTTTGGAGTTGGATAATATATAAATCCAGTAAACAAAACAATAACTAATACTAAAGTAATAACTTTTCTTACCATAATAACTTTTTCCTCCTAATATTTCTATTAGGTCTATTGTGTTATTAAAAATAGTATTCAGTCTTTCCTACGACTTCGTAATCTTCAATTATAATTTGTGGATTAACAATACCATTCCATATATTTCGTTCGCATTTACCAACGATATTAATGGTTACACAACCTAGTTCGGAACATAAAGAATTATATTCCTCTTTAGACGACCTGAATTTCAATAAACTTACCCCATTGGGTAGAGTTATCTTCAGAGTAGGATTACGGTCTTCCGCCATTAATCGAATGCTGTCACCAGACACTTTAATTCCTTCAACGGCAATAAGAGGTTCTTCTACTCCTTGGCCCCAAATTGATTTTAGATTTGCAATTTCTAAAATATCAGTTGGATTCATATTATCAATATGATAAATAAAATCAACTTTATAGCTTGGGGTGAAGTCAAAGTCTTGTAAAGCCTTATTAGAGTATTCTATGAATTTATTAAAATTTTCATCTGTAATTCCTACGCCGAGTGCATTAGCGTGCCCTTCAGCATACATCACAAGATTGCTCTCTTTCAAGAACTCTCTAAGGTTGTCAAATTTCGATTTGTCGTATCCTCTTCCCGACCCCTCCCAAGAGATGGTTCCATCTTCATTGGTTACTTTATTTAATAAAAGTACAGGGCGTTGATATTTAGCCATGAGCTGGTTAGCTATTAAACCAGTTAGGTTCTTATCAGTCGTAAATTCAGAATCTAATTTAACAACAAGAATTTTATTCTTTAACAAGTCTTTGTCTTCAATTATCTGTTCAATTGTATTCAAGCTGTTGTCTCTTGCTTTAGTTTGTCTATTCTTAATATTTGTGCAATTACGACAAGCTTGTTCTACTCTTGTTTCTGTTTGACCCTTACATCCTCTTTTGGTCGATGGGATTTGTTCATATCCCCGATAGTCAAGCATAGACTCGAATAGCATGAGCTTTTCATCCTGCGTGCCAACACGAATGGTAGCGTTGACATAAGGGGCAATATAAAAAGCTATTCCAAAAGGAGTGATACCATCTCTCAGCGAATAAGATTGTTTGTCTACCATTCCTTTGAAATAAGGATTGCGAATTTGAGTTAGACCCTTCATGACCAGATGACGAGTCTCAAAATCGCGTAAATCCATCATGTCGGCCACCATGCCCAGTGCGACTAAATCTATAAACTGATCCGCATAATTAACATTCATAATTTCATCAATATACGAACAGAATTTATAGACCATACCAACACCAGAAAGTGATTTTGTAGGATAGTCACAAAGCTGATTGTTGATAATGCAAGCATACTCAGATACTTTATCTGCCTCATGGTGGTCAATGACCAACACGTCAATTCCCTTTTCATTAAGCAATTTATGCTCTTCAAAATCGTTTGAGCTGGAGTCTGGGGCAATGACTAGCTTAACTCCTTCTGGGACGGTTTCTGGGATAATGCCATGTTGCTTCCCCGTATGGATACGATATAAAATATTGTTTTGCACAAAAGCGGGGAAGAGACAATTCAAATAGTTAATTAAAGTTGCAGATGAAGTAAATCCATCACAGTCACTATCTACTTGAATTAGAACTTTGTCCTCTTGTGCAATATGTTTGATAAGCATTCTCGCACCATCAGTTACATTTGAAACTAACTTTGGATCAAGAATGTCATCATCAGTAGTATGTAAGTAATGCTCTATTTGATTTAGAGGAATTCCTCTATTGGTTAGCACCCGTTCAACCGCACTTAATTCCTGCGGGATGCTGGGAGCTATAAGTTGATATTCCATAGAATGTCAACCTCCTTTCATAGAGCATCACCCATCAAATAATATAAAATTTTCTACAATAGAATTATTCTCCTTCACCCCAATAATAATTAAAGGCTTGGAAAGGATAAGCAACAGTAGCATGAACTATAATTATATCAATTATTTCTTGCGAAATTCCATGTTGAATGTATGAAATATTTAATTTATATCCTCTACGACTTTCACTCGCTTTAAGAACTTGCCAAAAGTCACCGTTCTCAAAAAGAACTGAATTTCCATTTATGCTTTTTCTATATCCTTTATTTTCACAAGGAAAAATACCAACATCGCCATAACGACGAATAATTTTTTCTAATTGAGCATTCCCATCAATTATATTTTTACACCAAACGCCGCCTTTTACCATCTTACAATATAATCCTTTCTTTAAATAACTGTAAAAATTTTTCCTGCCCGCAATCTATTGGACTCGCTTTATATCCTGTAATCATATTTTTATCAAATATAAAACTTATTGTAACAAAGTTTTTATATTTTTCTCGCAATTTTAATAAGTTATTTTTTAGATGTATAAATTCTTTATCACCAATTTCTTGGAATTGTCTGTCAAAAGCAATAATAATTTCTTTTGCTCCACATTCCAAGAGTAATTGCATTTGATATGCAGAAACTGAACTACCACAACAAGCGACTGAAATATCATTTTCTATTCCAAAGTAAGATTGATATAATAAAGCAGATTTTTCACCTTCAAAGACAATAGCTTTACCAATAGTTTTGATATTATTTTTACTATTATTTAAGTTATATAAATTCATTCCAAGAGGATGATTATATAATATCTGATTAATTTTTAAAGGACGATATTTTCCATATCTTTCTCCTTCATCGGCGCATAGCGTGCGGCCGCGTAAACCTACAAATCTACCGTTCATATCAAAATGCGGAATAGTAATTTGGTCACCACCAAGATAATATCCGATTTGAGCAAAATCAATTACTTTTTGAGATATGCCTTCTTTTAACCAAGGAGTAAGAACTATATTATAGTCAAAATGATTTAATATAGTAGAATCATATTCTTTCAAAGTAATTTCATTTGTCTTAACTGCGACGTTTTGAATACGGTCATAATTTGCTAGAAACTTCCAATCAATTAGTTCGCTATCTTCCGGTACATTCTCTTCAGTGCCAGATAAACCAAATTTTTGAGCAATCCATCTAACAGCATCATTTAAGTCAAATTTCTTACTGTGTTGGATATACATAACTTTTATAACTAATTGAAAAATATCAAAATAGGAATCACACCCTGTGTAACAACGAAATAATCCACTATTATCATAATAATAAAGTTTCTTACTTCCTTCTCCTGGAAGATTATGACAAATAGTGTGGGAGAGAATCCCGAATGAAGAATACTCAGGATCTCCTCCCCACTCTTGAAGCAATTCAAAAATATTATCAATAGTTAAATTATTTCGTATTTCATTTTTATCAAATACTAACATTAGTATTGAATAACATTAATGCAGTAACCTTTTAATCCATACTGCTCATTTACAATCTTACACAGATAATCATTAGGACGCATCTTGGCGTCATCACCTTTTCGATCTTTCAGCAGAGCCTTAGCCATTTCAATAGGCATCTTATATTCAATATATCCAGTTTTCATAGTAAATAAATCTCCTTTAATCTTCACAATCAAATGCTGATTCTTCTTGTAATTTAATTTTTATATCATCCATGGTGACTAATTCATAATCATATGTTGTACAAAACATTGGTTGAATACGGCAACATCCTAAATCTGCTTTACACCAAAGAATAACACTTTTATATCTCCCTCGTCTATTTTTATAAATCGACATTTTAATGGTTGGTTTATCAAATACGCTTGAAGAAAGAATTTTTCCAAGAGATTCAATATCTTCTTCTTTTACG